AACTTTTACAGGAAAAAATCCGTGTCATCTGGAATATATCGAAATCCTAAATTGTTAGCAACGGCTAGACAATGTCCAGTCTGTATGATGTGCGGTATGACAAACAACGATGACGTTGTATCAGCTCACAGTAATCAGCTCCGTGATGGCAAAGGCAGAGGGTTGAAAGCGCACGATTATCGCATAGCGTTCTGTTGCTACAAATGCCATTTAGAACTGGATCAAGGCAAAAATATGAGCAGACAAGAAAGGGTAGACGCTTGGGAGGAAGCCCACCGCAAAACTATTGGTTGGCTTTTTGAATCTTTAAGGCTAATTGTTAAATGAAATGCCTAGTCAAAAACTGTAAAAATACATCATTATTGATGACTGTTGAGTTGTGTTATCCGTGTTCACAGTTGGTTGAGCAGGGTAATGACTTTAAACCCGACTGGGATACGCTTCAGCCTTACATTGATCGGATTACAGAGTTAGACAAAGGTTGTGATGAGTGCGGGGTTAAGGCGTCTGATGGCTATGCGTTGTATTGCGTAAAGTGTAGTGAGCCATTAAGAGAATGGCTAGACCTGACTGACGAGGAAATTTCACAAGCAGTAGGTGGTTCACTCAATGAAATGTACTTAACTTATTTTCGTAAAGTGATAGCAAAATTAAAGGAGAAAAATACATGACTGACTTACGACAAGCCGCTTTACAACAAGCCGCTGAGATGGCGTTGGGGGCGTTGGAAGATATGAACTGCGGTTGGAAATATATCCGTGAAAGTCATGGGGATTTATACGGGGTTGGATGGGATCGGGCGCAAGGAAAAACAGATGACGCTATTGAAGCCATACGCCAAGCCCTCAATCAATCTCCTGACACCACGAAAATGATCGACACAGGCACAGACCGTGGCGCATGGTCAGACGTGCCAGATGCCACCAAATGGGTTGATGAGTTGAGGGGTGATGATGAGCAAGAACCTGTTGGTTACGCAGATAAATACTATCTTGAACGCGAGGGGCATGACTTTTGGGTTAGCCGACAGAAAGGTAAACACACTACGCCTCTTTACACATCACCACCTAAATGTGAATGGGTAGACTTGACTGATGAGGAAATAGCAGAGTCAGTAGGCAGCCCGATTGATGAGGTGTACTTAGCTGACTTTCGTAAAGTGATAGAAAAACTAAAGGAGAAAAATACATGAAACACCCGCACTACGATGTCATTGTTGCTTGGGCTGATGGGGCGACAATAGAGTATTTTAATACGCTAGAAGAGCAATGGCAGCGTTTAGATGGCTCTGATTTTTACCCCCAGCTTAAGTACCGAGTAAAACCCGCAGAGAAAGTTGTGCGATGGTTGTGGGCTTATCTTTCGGTTGTCAAAGGGCGATGGGCTACAAATCGCGATTATATGACAGACGGTGAAGCGCGTGATTACTTTGGTATTTACAAGCAGACATACAAAAAACTTGAATGGTCACGAGAGGAGTTTGACGAATGAACTTTGATGAATGGTGGAACGAAGACTATGACGACAAAGACAACCCTTTTGAAAAGGATTCGTTTGGTTATTGGGCATATGCAAGGTGGTGCGCGGCAATGCACGCCCTACGCCAAGAACTTGTACAACAAAACTTGTCAGACAGCATCAGACCAAAGGGAAAGTCGATAGTAAAAGTATGGGTTGATGAAATAAATCAAACACTAGAACAGGATGACCCCAGCTTTGACCGCACAGCCTCACATATGGCGGGTGAGTATGTGGATACGGCACAGCAAGAGCCTTTTGCTTTAAAAGTGTATCGAGGTGAGATTTGTTACATGTCGCAAGATGATGATCAGTCGTTTGGTATGTGGTGTCCTGTCAATTGCGATACTGACCACGGTTTCCCCAATGAAACTAAATTCTACACCGAACCACCTAACCGTGAGTGGGTAGGTTTAACCAATGATGAAATTGATAACTTAAATTTATCAAATAAGATAAAAATTAAACAATTGATTTTGCTTATTGAAACCAAATTAAAAGAAAAAAATTTATGTCGATAGAATCTCAAAACGTAAACATATCTTAATAACGTGTACACACAACGTACATACATACATATACAAATATATAACTTAGTTTATTAACTGATATACTTTTTTAAATGTGGCGAATGTTGAGCTTTAGCGACTCAATGGTTCTATTTCTTTTCAACATAGTAAAAAGCGTGCTTTATCGCGGATTCGCCACACCACAAATTGCATTAAATAGTTCTATGAACCGTGCGCCTGCTTCTAGCGTCTGTGGCGTGTCTTTTACAGAGTAGGTAGGCAAGTCCCGCTCTAGCTCACGGCAGATTGACCTAGAAGTCTCTGAGCCTTTTAAATTTTGACAAGCGCTCAATAGCGGTATGGTTATCACCATCGCTACGGCGCACACGGTCTGCCACATCTTCGATCTTTCTTGCTTGTGCATTATCAGCCTCTCTAGCATCATTTTCCGCAGAGTTGTAACCTTGGGTACGCCCTGCCCAATAAATTGCAAGCACGCTTGTTATGATGCCTACAAACGCGATTATGTACGCTTTAAATCTTAGCCAGATTGCCATACGCCAGCCCTCATTTGTTCAGCCATTCGTGCAGCACGATTAGGCGTCTGTGTTGCCCACTTTGATTGAAGCATATTAACCGCCGCGCCTTCGTAGTCGCCTGTCTCAATCTTAGCTAATGTGTTTTTAAAAGCCATCAAACCCGATACACCAAGCTGAAATGACATGTTCAGTAGTACGCCTTTGCGGACATCATCTAACTTTTTAATCCAAGGCAGACGTTCTTGCAATTCTTGTAATTTGCGCTCAATGTCGTTAGCAAGTAGATATTCAGCTTCTTGCTTAGTGATACCACCACCTTTTCTGTGGTCGATTAAACGCCCATAACCTATGGTTAATAGGCCAAGTGAATCATCATAAGCATGTAAAACAAGCCCCTCATCACTCTTGATCTGTTTTGTTATCTGTGTCAGGAAATTGCTTGATGACTCTGGCGATGGGGGAGGCGATGACGCAGAGGATTCCGATAACTTTGAAGACGGAATCGGGGACAGCTTGCGTGATCTCAGCAGGGAGAAGGCCGTAATAAGTGGAGAAAGCATGAGGGAATAACTACCAAAAAAGTTAAATATTAGCACCGCCTATAATTGATAGCCGTATCGACCACCACTTAGACCAGTTCTTTGAGTCGTCAACAAGTTTCATACAGCTTGGCCTCTAAAGTAGGCAATGCCATCAAGTACCGCACAAAATTCGGGCTGTATCAGTCTACCGTTGCGGATAGTCAATACAGCGAATCCTGAACAATGGTTCTTCGGGTTATCTTCACCGTAGCCCATGTGATCGCCGTCAGTTTCTGCTAGTGTGCCTGTATCAATACCCCATCTTGTGCCGTTATAGTCGCTAAAAATAATGGCTTGTAAACGGTGTAGATGCCCTGTAACCATTGACGTTCCCGCCTTGACAGTATTGTTATAAACCCCATGAATACCGTTGTTGTACCGATGCTTAATCATCAGGTTTTTATTGAGCATTATTGACATGCAGAATAGCCATCGTGGAAAGTGGTCTTTAAGTGAAAACCCCGCTATGCCCTCGTATTCAGGCGCAAGGTTAGCCAACTTACTTTCAAAGCGCATATCGTGATTGCCGAGGGTAAAAATCAACTTAGCGTTACCCGCTACTTTCTCAATTTCATACAGTCGATCTGCGACTGCTTCCAATTCTTCCTTGACAGTTGGAATCTTAACTGTTGCCCAAGACGCCTTTGGGTATCTGCTAATACTAGAGCCATCTACCGCGTCACCGTTCATTACCACTATGTCAGGCTTATGTTTCTTTATGAGCTTAACAAACGCTTGATGAGCAACGGATATCTCATTAGGCCAATAATGAGCGTCTGAGCCGACAAAGATAACAGCATCGTCAATGTCAACGTCCATACGTGACATATGATCGCGCACGTAATATTCAGGTGCGCTAACGTGGTCGGCAATTAAACGGATTTTGTATTTGTTCTCAAGTGCTCTGCGTCTAAAGTAAACCGCTCTGAGTTCGATTTTGAGTTTTTTACTAACTGCCGATGCTGACTTTAATTCGTTCCATGTTTTAATGAATTCTTTATCTGTATGTTTCGCGTGCATATTTACCCGCCTATTTTGTCAACCGTTCCCAAATAACTGTGGTGGCAGCGCCGACTGCGACAACAACCGCCGCAATCTTTAATATCCTACTAGCAAAGCGTGCAATCCAGTCGAGTGCAATAAAAGCACCTTTGGCATTTTGGAAGGCAATCACAACTTCTTGTGTACCTTCCTCAATTTTATCTACTTTGGATTCGACAGCCACAAGGCGGTCATAAATTTGTTTGTGGCTGACTTCTTCCATTGTTGTTGCTCCATACTAAATTAAATTTATACCATAATTGTAATACAAAACTAGCCCCAAACGCGCATTGGATATGGTTCAGGGTCAATTGAGAATGGCATAAGTGGCTCGGGGTCTTCGCTTACTACTCTCACATTTACAAACCAGCCATCAAATGGAATAGGCTCAGGAGGGTCCTCAGGGTCAACGATTTCCTGTGGCTCGTAGATTGTGCCGATGCTGTCAATGTTGGCGTAGTTAACTTGCGTATACCAACCTGTTGCCTCGCCTTCCTCGTTCCACTCTGTCGGAACTTGAGTAAATAAAACTGAGTGGGCTTGGGCTTCGTCTGTGAAGCGGAGATATAAATCCATAATTATTGTTTCCTTTAACTTGTGAGGGCTTGGAGTTGAGTGTTGGTGAGACGGGTGGGGTAGTAAGCAATCTTTTTGATTGTGCTATTCCAAGGGCTAGTTGCACTTACGTGCCAGTTGCCAATATCCAACTTATTTACTACCGCTGGGACTTGACCGCTAGTATCTGTTGCAACGGTATTCGCATTAACACTAAAGGCAAAATCATTGACCTTATAAGCGGTCGAAAATTTATAGTTTGTGTTTGATGCGGCAACAAGACCAGAGTTAAGGTTAGATTGAGTAGCACCAGAACTAGATATAAGTTGTAGCAATGCAGCACCTGACTTATACATACTTACTTGGTTCTGAGCCGCCGCTCCATCTCCAATAGAGGCAATCATTTGATTTCCTGAACCCCCACTTGCAGATACTCCTTCCGCATACAAAGTCCCCTGATCTTGCCGATACCACGAACTAAAATTAGCCCCCGTCATACTTGCAGAATCTGTACTACGGGTGACTTGAGATGCTACGGTTTTGATTGGGGAGGTGGCAAATGCTCCAGCCTCAAGTTGTGCTTGCCAAATGTAGATACCTGAGTAGCCATCGCCTGTGTATGAAGTTGTAGTTCCTGTTGAAATAGTAGAAATTCTAAAAAACTCACCTGTTGATGATGATGTTCCTGTTACTGATATTCTGTACCAACCATTACCAACGGAAGTGACGATACCGCTACCATCAATGATTGTTCCAGTCAATAAGTCAACATTAACTTGTGCATGAATAGTAAATGGGCTTGATGACTGTGATATAAAGATGTTTACTCGGTTTCGTTCTCCCGCTTTAACGTAACAAGATGCTGTATATGCAACACCACTGCTTACGGTTATAGTCTGTTGTACATAATGCTGTCCATTGGCTGTATTCTCAACCAACTTGTCACCTGTAAGCGTCCCATCTAAAGCAACAACCGTATTACTTGTTATTGTGCCGTTGCCTTTTAACCAACTCGCATTATCAAACTCCTCACTTCTCAACACCAAATTAGTCCTCTGCTCCTCCACCAGCAAACCCAAGCTCTCCCCAGTTACAGGGTTATGGTCGAATCGCGCTACGTTAGCAGGGGCTGAGAGTAGGGTAGGTATGTAGTTGGTGATGGGCTGGGTTGTCGTTACTGAATATGCTGTTGCTTGTGATCTTTGCTCTAACTGTGCGCCCCAAAGAAAGATGCCTGAAGTGCCATCACCTGTGTAGGACTGCCCACCAAAAATACCTGAACTTGATAACCCGATAAAAGGCGCATAAGTGCCACCAGTTGCCTGTTGCGTTAAAATGCACCGATACCACCCATTACCCACTGAAACTATAGAAGCGGACACCGCAGAATCTGTAGTATCACTTACTGTTCCATTTGTTAAATCAAAAAATGCGCCAAATCCTTGTGTGCCAACAACTTGTGTTCCACTAGATACGCCTAAATAACAAAATGTTCTTTCATTAGCTTTTGCAAACACAGAAAATGTGTAGTTTTGATTTGCTAAAGCTACAGTTGATTGCGACATTCCGTGAGTAGTTGACGATGAAACATCTTCAATTAACGTATCAGCGGTTGTTGTGCCATCAGGAGCTATCGTTGTATTAATGGCGATGCTAGAGCGTGTTTTTGTCCAAGAGGTTTCAAACGTCTGACTCTGCAACAACAAATTCTGCTCTGCCAAAGCCACCGTCTTACCGTCATAGTAAGCACCAGTAGTAGGTCGAGAAAATGTAATTCTTGGGTCAAGTTTCTTTGTGTTCGCAAAGTCTAGCGATAGCGAGGGGTTTACCAAAGGGTAGTTCTGTGAAATAGACATGTTTATCCTTAGTATGTAATAGACGCTGTGCGTGAAACTTCCACAAGATTTGTGCCATCACTAA